AGATTCAACAACTTGACCATTAGCAACAGCATGCCAATCTCTTTCACGGCCATCCATTGATGTCATCCAACGCTTCATCATTCTACGACCAGCAAACAATTCACTGGCCGTAACTTGTAATGAATAATTAGCAATTCTTGTTGATTCAGTTCTAACTAATCTTATTGCCTGAAATCTTGAATAATGCTTAAATTGCTTTCTAAGTATTCTGGCTTTTTCTGCTGCTCCTAATGTTGCATATAATGGGTCGCTAAACAACCTTCTTGTTAATCTAATTAAAGTTTTTTTTGCCGTAGCACTAACACCAACAATGTTTGCAGCAGCAACCCTTTGGCCATATGCTGTAAAATTAGCTAACCAAATACTTATGTAATCTTTTGAATTAAATTCTTTTGTTTGATATTTCTTATAATTTTTAACATACCATTTTGCAATATCAATTCCAATGTCCCTGTATATTTCTGTATATATGTTTTGAAAAAACTCATAGTGAAATAAATCCATATAATCTGCTCTTTCAGTTTCTATAAATTTATCTATGCCTTTATAATATTCTGTTCTATAAAATCTATTGACTTTTGGTATAACTTTATTTTCTGCTGACCTTAATTTTTTTTCATAATCATTTTTCCATCTTTTAACAAACTTCTTATCAAATTTATGTTTATGATTTTTGTTCTCGTATTGAGAATAACAGAATGCTAATCTTTGGTCGCTGTCAGGAAAATCAGTACGACTTTCATCATCTAACATACATCTATTTAGAAAATCTCTTTCTGATTCGTTTGGTCTTGGTTTTGGCATTAGTCATTTCTTATTGATTCCATTTTTTTCATAGCCCAATTCACGCCACTTGTGCCGCCCCATAAATTCCAAGCAACATAACCCTTATCTTTCCACGGGGTGTCTTTATATTTAGGGTCAATAGTTGAATTTTTTCTGTGCCTATTAAATGCGGCCATTCTACCAACAGTTTCCCTACTTAATGATTCTCTTGCGGCTAAACTTGCTGCTCTTTGCCAACCAACAGCAGTGCCACCTTTAACTTCATCTCTGCCATATTTTTCTCGCCACTCAATCATTCTTTTTGCATTGTTAGTTGCAGATTGTGGATAATCAGAATATCCCTCTGCTTTTTTTTCATTCTTAGAACTCAATGGATGTCCTTCAGGAAATAAATCAGTATCATGTTTACCGCCTCTAAATTTACCATTCTTTAAAGCATATAAATAACTATTGACTCTTGCCATTGCCCATTGGTCAGCACTTCTAACACTTGGCCTAACACTTTCAGGGTTGGTATTATAAGCACCAACACCTCTTTTGAATACTGCTTTTAATGTTCTTAGATTTGTTTTTTTTGTAGCAGCGCTTACAGATTCATTATGGTCATCTACTTTTTTTTTTAATGCTTTTTCAACTCTTGCACTAACTTGTTTTTCCTCATTTTCATAATAATCTTTATTATCCAAATATTCTTGGTGTGTGCTAAATGGCATATAAAATACTTGACCCTCAACATTATGCTCATGATGACCACTGCCACCCATTTCTCTTGCTCTTGCCTCAGCTTCCTCAACTGTTGTATAATGGTCATCCATACCAACAACCTCATACTTTATTTCCATTTTATCAATATCCATTGATGGTTGTGGCTCAGGCATTTCAATATTGCTATCGCTTATTGGTAATAAATTTGCTGGAATATAAAACTCATTCATGGCCTCATTTTCCTCCTCACCATAACTCATTGATGCTCTTTTTTCGTTAGGGCTAATCCACCATGCTTTTGACATTTGGTCAACAACCTTATCCATCTCCTCTTGCAATTCTGGTATAACAGAAAAATCAAAATCTAAAAATATTTTATCACCATACATAGGCACTAACCAACGATTCAATTCATCTCTTATTTTTAACATCTCAGGTATTACACAATTTTGATATAGAGCCTTCTTTGCTTCTTTCATATTGTTGTATGTACTTGACTCTGTATTATTAAGTAGTTGAACAGGAACATTATAAATGTTACATAAATCTTTTATAGACGCATTGTATTGCTCAATCAAACTTAAATCACTTGCATTCAATCCAAAGTTTACCCATGATAATTTCTTTGGTGTTATGATTACATCACCAGCATTATTACTGCCCTGAAAATTACTTCTGAATTTATCTTTTAATTGTTGTGCTTGTACTTCATTTAAATCACCTTCATCACTCATTAACACACCTCTTGCAGTTTGATTTTGTAAATACTTAACACCTGTTTGTACAGCCTCATTGTTTGTAGTCATTGACCTTAATCCAGCCTTTAATGGTGATTGGCCATAAAGATGAGAGCCAGTGCCATCATAATAAGGGTTGAAATCTTTTATATGACAAATGTTTTCTGCTGGAATTGCATAAGTTCCATTGTATTCTACTTTGTATTCTTTAACAGGCTGCATCATTCCACCACTTACAATTTCCATAATTTGTGAGGGCATTACATATAGCTCTTTATACTTACTTGCATTATCACCAGTTTCAGGCGCTAATCCATAAATATATCTATTGCCTGTTAGTTTACCATAAGCAACAATCTCACTCATCCAACTTGCATAAGATTGAGCTGGATTTGGCCTTTCTAATAGTTCATGTAATTCAGTATGTTCTAATTCAACTAATGCGTGTTTTCTAATCATGTTTGCTTTATGCAAAATCCCACCATCAATCATTCCGCTTGTCATTGCTTTATATTTCTTTAATTCGTTCTCATTTACTTTTTGATAAATCATAAATGGAATTGTTGATGATGCTTTTGTAATAATATTTACTAATGAATAAATGGTTGCATTTTTTCTGTAACCCTCGTCAATATATGTTGAATCATTTTCAGGATTCCAAATGATTGAATCTCCTAAATAATTATAGATAGCTCTGTTATATTCCTTTGCAGTATTCTGTGTGTATTTAACTATAAGATTTTTTAATCTGTCATAAAATGTAGCCATTTAGATAAAATTTTATGTAAAAATACAAAATAATAAATTTGTATATTATATCACAAAGAAATCATATCTATTTTTATATCGTGAATAAGCAGCATATCTAAGGGCGTCCATTAAATGATTGTTTTTATCAACAGGCTTATTAATAATCGTACCATCTTTTAATTCCTCCCAAAGATAACTTTGCTGTTCTTTATGTAGGTTTTTAGATTCCAAAGAACATATAATATCAAACTCTTTTAGTAGTGATATCCCAGCATTGATTGACCCCTGACCTTTAATGGCTGGTTTGGCCAATATACCCATTTGTCTTAGTTCCTCAATTGATTTTGGCTCAGCACTATCACAATAGCAAATAACATTTTCATATTTATGTTTTTTTAAAAAATCAGCAATGTCTCGATTGGTCATTCCTTTTTTATAACACAATTCATGAACATACAATTTGTCATTTTGTTTTGCAACTTTTACAACGCCAAGAGCATCCATTGTAAATCCAAAGTCAATACCAATTACATAATCATCAAATTCAGGAAAATCAGAATGCGGTATGTATTGCCAATTTTTAAATATTTGTCTTTCACTAAATACAGCTCTTTGGCCCTCACCATAGACACGCCAATACTCAGGGTCTCGTTCTCTTAATCTTTCTATTTCTTTAACTAATTCTTTAGGTAAAAACTTATTGTCTTTATATGTTGATGTATATAACTCAGCATCATCTCTTTCACACAAATCATAAATCCAATGCACTGGGTCTGATGGGTTAAAATCAATCATAATGTTTTGTCTTGTTCTCATTGCTATTTGCCTGTATTCCTCTAACAATAATTCATTGCCCTCATTAAGCCATGCAATGTCTCTGGCCGACCCTCTAATCTTTTGTGAATCATCAGCAGAAAAAAACTCTAATGTATGCCCATTGTAGCTAAATGTATTTTCGGACTTATTAAAGACGCCATCCCAATATAAGCCTATATCCTTAGATATGTTGAGAAAGTCCCTTAGAACTGACCTTTTAAGCGCTGGAAGGGTCTTTCTTATTATGCTTATAGTTAGTGGCTTTTTGCTTATTGTAATTAAGTACAAACAATATTGCATTAAGGAATAAGTTTTACCGCTACGAGACCCACCCTGAAATATCTTTAATCTGGCCTTTGAATTATATGCTTCGTAGAATTGTTTATTGCAGTATTGTTCTATTCTTTTTCGATTGCTGGTTTCCATTCAATAAGTTTGCTTTGAGTATCAACATCATGTTTTATTTCTTGCCTTTCAATATACCCTCTTTTTTTTCCCTTAGTTTTGCAATAAAATATAATAGAAGTAGTGTCGCCATCTTTAATTTTTTTATGCAGTTGTGATTCAACAAAATCTAATGTATAGTTCTCAATATTATCAACCTTCTTTCTAAACTCTTTATCATTGTCATAATATTTATAGAATGTACTTCTTGCACACCCAACATCCTTACAAGCCGTTGTAACGATTCCTAACGACTTTTCCAATGCTTGTATCAAGTTCTTTTTTATAGTGTCCGAATTTGTAGTCATAGCACAAATTTAAACAAAAAAAAAG